CCTGATGTTGCCCAACCACATCGGTAAACGTCTGTGGACGATACTTACGATATAGCGCCATATATGCCATAGGAACACCCCCTTTCCCTGTAAACAGTCCGTAATTAGCAATACTTTATTATAGCGTATTTAATAATTTTTATCCATAATAACACACATCGTAGTTTTTAATTGATTGGCCATAACGTAAATTTAAAATTCTAACCACAAAATTATATGGATTTACATGAAATTTTTGACGTATTTTTGCCGTCAAATAAAAAAAGAGGGGTACCGCTTATGGTACCCCTTTTAGTATTAATCTAATTCAACAAGGCGTTTCAATTCGCCATTTACAAACCACATTTCACAACGTACGTTGTTATTGTCTGTTAAAGTTGCGGTGTATAAACCGTCTTTCTTTGGTTCTACTTCTTCTGCGAACATATGCGTTTTGCCTTCAAATGTAAATGTTTTCATTTTCGTTTACCTCTTAATTAAATATGATATACCGTAAACCGTACGGCGCGGAGATAATCGGATCACCTACCATTTCGCGAATGTATAAAGTGCGCTGGCCCCTTTAAACTGCTTACCGTCAAAATGCGCTAAACCTTGAAAGTCGCCAGCTTGATAACCTACAGTTTCGTATACCTTCCCTGTTTCTAATACAGTAACGCCGCCCATTATGCGATGTACTTTGTTTAGGTTAATCTTGTACACGTCGACTTTGTTTTCATCTGTATTTTCTACTACCGCGGTTCTATCGCTTTTTTCTATAGCTTCCTTTGGAATATTCGGAGATTTATCCTTAATAGCATTTTTCGTAACTACTGCCGCATCATGTAGCGTTGGCGCCTGTGTATAATACGTTGCTACCGGCTGCGCGGTTTCCTTATACGCAATTACTTCCGCTGCTTCCTTTGGCGTTATTTTTAACGTATCCGCCAGTTTCTGCGGGTTTTTAGCTACTGTTTGATTGAGGATAACAGACTCTTGCAATTTCTTTGTATAAGCCATTTTGTAACAAAATAAGCCAACTACCACCACCAGCAGCACAAGTGCTGCCACGGTGATTACGGGCGCATATCGCCTTAATAATTGAATGATAGTATCCATAATTACCCCCTATTAAATAGGCCAATTCATTACTAAATCGGCATCAAACTCCTTGCCCTCGATGTTTTCGCTGAACGTGTATTGCCACAAATTGGCCCCTTCATAGTCGCATTGGTTATTAAGTTGTGCGCACCAGATGGCGCAACCGCCTAATTGACTAACGTCTAATACATTCACTAACCAGTCATAACTAGCGTACAAACCAGTATTAACATATCCAGCTTGCCACAATTTATTGATGAACACACTACAAATATTTGTTAATTCTTGGCCCGTTGGCATGCCACGATTTGCCTTGTAATCGTCCGCATCTTCCATATCGAACCATACGCCCATAGGCAACTTGTCAACAGTTAGGCCGGCATCGTTCAATGTATCCAATACAAATTCTGCTTCGGCCGCTGCACGTTCTTCATCTATAGCGTAGGAATAATGGTATACGCCAATAGCTAAACCAGCGTTTATCGCGCCGTTTACGTTGTTATAGAATTCACTATCTAAATTGCCGCGTCCATAACCGATGCGGATAATAGCGAAATCGAACCCGTTCGCCTTAACCGCGCCCCAATCAACTACACCGTTATTTTCGCTTACATCAATACCCCTCATGGTACCCCCTATAATTTAACTTTGTTTTCAATTTTAGTTTTAACCAAATCTAAAAATTTACCTAGCATAACATTTCCGCCGTCGCGTAGGTTTTCCATAATGGATAGGAATTCACACGAACCCAGATATAGCCATACCAACGATACCGCGAATTGCTTTTGACCGCTCATTTCATCGAATAAAACGGCGGCAAGTGTAGCGGCGACGTATGTCGCCACTTTAAACACAAAACCTTTTCGCATGTATCGGCTTGAAATCAAGCCCTTATCAAACGCCAACGGTATTGCACGGTATTTTTCCCAAACTGCAATTTCATCGGCATTATATTTGTATTCATCAACCAACATTCTATAAGCAATTGCCGCCCATTTGGTGAATAAGTCAACGAATACCAATAAAATAAACACGCCCAATATTTGAACGTGTTTTATATGAATTAGCCACATACCCAATGCACCGGCGCCACTTAGTAAAACTTTTATTAAAAAACTATCCGTCAAAGAGTTCCAACACTCAACAAAAAACCTAGTGAAATGATCCATTACTTACCCCTCATTTAACCTTGCCTAAGCCATATACGCTACGCGCTATATTAGCTTTTCTCATATTAATTTTATCTAGTTGTTCCCTCTTTTGTTCGCCGCTCATGCGTTCATTATTAATAATAGCCTTAGATGCTTTATTTAAGTTTTTAAGGCTATTACTTGCATTTTTGAGTTTTGCAAATTCTTTAGCATCGTATCCTTCCGGCCGTTGCCCTGTTAATTTGAACTCATTATGTAGCTTTTCTTGCTCCTTATAATCATCATATATACGTTGTACGCTATTAGATGATTGATAAGGTGCCGCCGTAAACCCTCTTAATCCAGGCGCTTCGTACCACTTCTTAGATGCATTGTTTTCTTTTGCACCAGATACCGCATCAACTGCGTTCAAACCTAACCCAGCAAGGCCGCCGCCGTACCCTCTTATTGTATTATCTACAATATACGGTGAAACGTTTATTTTATCGCCTACGAATTTTGCAACTTCGCTTGTATTAGCGCCGTACTGTAGGCGTGCTGGTAAATTTTCTTGAGATTGCGGAATGATATTGCGTTGTCTAAATAGTGAATAATTGGTTGTCGCTTCAACAATAGGTATCATGGCCGTTGGCATAAAACTCGGTGCAAGGCTATCAAATACGCGATCACCAAATCCTTTAAAGCCTACGCTCTTACGATTGTTTTTTGCATCGTCCATATACTGTAGCATGCGTTCAAACGCCGTACCGTATAATACCCCAGCTTCAAACGGTTTAGGAATTCTATACATATTTTCCTTGCCCGGAATTATCCAGAATGTATCTTTTTCCCATTGCGGTAGTTCTTGATAGCGCTCATCATCTTTATTCATGTACCATAACATAACACTTGGTAATGTTATATAAAGCATAGTTTTAACAGTCATACCGCGCGGATCTTCTTTAAACGCACGGGCCATTTTGTCGGCGCCTTGTATGGTTGCATTAAAGAAAGCTATTACTTGATTGGCTTTCTTGGTGTGCGTACCTCTACGGCTAAAATCTAACGTAATATCACGGCTTTCTAGTGCTGCTTCGCGTGCTGATAACGGCTTTCTATCTTTACCGAATAAGCGATTACCAACGCCAGTATAACCCTTTCGTGCATTGTCATATTCTGCCAATCGTGTTGCCATTTCTGTTGCTTCACTCATAGCGCGCAATGCTTCAATAGGGTTTTTAATTAGCTTCGTAAATTTGCTTTCACGCTTCATAATATCGCGTAATTGGCCGCCTAAATAGTCGCGGTCTAAGGATACCATTGCCGCATGTGCTGCCCCAGATTTCTTATATTCCCAATATGTTTGCCCCTTCTTTAGGTATAAAGCTAAACCTTTGAAAGTATCAACAACAGGAATAAAACCATGTTTAGAGTAAATTGCAGCGCCTATCATATCACGCACGGGGTTCCGCAAGATAAATTCTGGTGATAATGTAGCGCCAGCGCGTAACCAACTTGCCGGATAAGATAAAATCTTCATAATCATGTTTGATTGTTCTTTATCCAGCATGCGCATAGTTTCGATAAGTTCCGGTGTTGTTTCATACGTTACTTTTTCGCCGTTTTCCCAAACGTTAAACGTATTATCCGTTTTTGCCTTATCAGCCTTTACACGTTCCACTATTTGCCCTACGCCTTTTTTATCGGCTAATTTCGCAAATGTACGTCCAACGTGATTGCGTTCTATTGCGTTATAGAATTGGAATGTATTTTTAACAATGCTTTCCAACGGATCTATAATATCGCGCGTACTACCTTTTAAGCGTTTTACCGGACTAGATACATCAATAAATCCCTTGCCACCAGTTAAGAACGATTGCATGCCTACGTCTGACATATCACGGAAAAACGGAATGTAATGCGGGTACATTTTGCGCATTGTATGATACGCTTTAGCCGTCAACATGCCTTCTTTAACAAGCATACCCAACAAATAATCTTGATATTTATAGATTTCTTTGGCCGCCTTTTGAAATCGTTCATTTCCTGCGTGCTTACCTAACACGGAAGCATCTTCCGTGTATGAAAACGTTGCTTTTTGTTGGTTCTTATGTAGGTCTAAATCATGAAGCGCCACCAGATACGCGGAAAAATCTTTGTGTTCATTCTTTCCGATATCTTTTAGAATATCTTTAAACGCTGGTATTTTATGTTCTGGCGCACCGTGTTCTATTAACGTTTCAGCCTTACCGGCCCAACCACGCGCAAGCCACGCTTGCATATATGGATTATCATCAAACGAAATTTTTTCGCCTGTTTCACGCTCGACTTGCTCAACTAAATCTTTTAACGGATTGAGTTCATCAATCAATTTGGTGTATACATCGCTCATCGCTTTTTTAATAAAATCGCGCGTTTCACCACGTTTAACCGCATCAATAGCTTGGCTCACTTTACCTTTACTCTCAAACGAAATACTACCCTTTACACGTTCTGCCCCACCTTGACGGTGCCATTCATGAACCAGTTGAGATAATTTATTGGTAATGCCGTTTAATTCCGGTTCTTTCGCAATCGCTTCCGTGAAATGTTTATAAAATTCTGGAAATTCGCGTTTAGCTTTGGCCCGGTCGCTTACGTAATCATGAAAGAATTCTGCATAACCTTCGCCGCGTATACCTTCCATGCCTAACTTGTTGTACGCCTTCCCGAAACGGTCTTGTACTACTCGATTAAATTCATTGTTAAAGCGTGGTTCATTACTGAATTTAAAATAGTTATCCACATAATGCCCCAGTTCATGCATGATAACGCGGAAATCGCCATAATTACCGCTACGAATGACATCGGTATATGTATTGTACCAGCCGCCAACGCCTTTTTTACCTAATCGTCCACTTTTAATGCGCTGATTAAACAAGGTATTAACTGCATCTATGATTTCTTTACGTGTTACGTTTCGCCCTAATCGCTCTACTTCATCAACGCCAGTATGCGGCGTTTCCTTGCCCCTTACGCTATATTGTAATGGTTCTGTAGGTTTAACGCCTTTGCTTTCCAAATAGCGATTTGCCATTGATTCGTTACCGTCAAAGGCTTTTACAACAGCTTCATGTACTTGTTCATGCGTTGCATGTTCAAGTAGTTGGCTAGGTTGCTGCGCGTATGCACTCACGCCACCTTCTGCCGGTTCTGATTTTAACGTTTTTAATTCTTGCGTATCTGCAATAAGTTCGGCAGCGCGATCAGTACGAACACGTTCCATGTATTCATGGTTCAATGCTTCAACTGGTACGTCTAATGCTTCTGACAATTTAACTTTCACCGCATCAAGTTCCGCTTTTGGAATATCCGGCTTTGTTGCACGGTTCAAGTCTTGCAAAATTTCCGTATTAGAATGTACTTTATTTTCTAATTCTGTAAATCGTGTTTCAGATGCATCATTTTTTACAACGTCTTTTAATTCATTTACGATTGTTTCACGCGCTTTCAATGGCAATTCATCAATAGCATTTTTCAAACTTACGTTTGGCGTATCTTCTTCGTATCTAAATTTACTATTTACATCATTTTCAATCGCGTTTTCTTGAATTCTAGATTTTTCACTCTCTACAAATTCAGCGTTTATGCGATTTTCTGGCTGAAATTCGTTTATTTCGCCTGTACGGGCTGTTTCGCCTTCGCCTTGATAGTTTATACCTAAATCTTCGTTTTTAACTGATTTATTTTCGGTATTTTCAACAAAACTATTCAAATCTGTGTGTGATTGTTCCCCATTTATCGTTTTTTCATTTTCGATAAACTCATCTTTGAATGGTTCATCACGTGTAACACGATTTGGATCTAGGCTGCTATCTTTAAATGATGTATCACGTGGCCCATTTTCATATTTTCCGTAGTTCCCATTAAATGTTTCTTCTGCAATTTGAGCGCGAACATTATCACGAGCAACGGAAGGGTCAGGGCGTTCGTAGGTTTCACGAATAATTTTAGCCATTTCTGCTGGTGTTGCATCTGGTCTTGCGCGCATTGCTTCAAGTGCTGCGCTTTCCGTATTGTGCAATTCCCATACGCTGAAATCAACTTGCGTTCTCCAATCCCATGGGTCTAGTCCTCTACTTTCTGCAAACTTTAACAAACCCTTTTCGCCGTTCAATCTATCACCAGTAAATTGAACCAAACCGCGGGAACCGTTGCCGTCGCCACTTGTTATGGTGGTGTTAAAACTACTTTCGGCGCCAATATTGCCAGTCATGCCCGCCGCTTCAACGTCGCTTAATCCGTTTTGACGATATCTGTTATATATATCAGCTTGGATATTCCCCGTTTCTCCCTCATAGGCTTGGCCGTTCAATGCATCTTCTGTATATGCACGCGGTTCTACTGTATTTGCAGTTTCTTCCGGTACTGGAATATCTTCAAAAGCGTTGTACAACACGCCTTCTTGCATGTTTGGTTCTTCCTTCTTAAAGCGTTCCCCGATATCTTCAAACGCATTAGATGCCTTTTCTTTGATATGTTCGCCAACACGCCCTACACGTTCGCCAATGGCGCCAGTTACCTTTTTAGGCATTACGCCTTTAACCATGCCAACCGGTATAAATACATCGTCCCATAAATTCGTAGGGTTCATGGCTATATTTTTTGCGAACTCGCCCGGATCATCAACTAAACGCCCAACCGGTTCCGTAATCGGATCTACTAAAACATTTTTTGCCGTAGCAACATATTTATTCCCTAATACCCCGTCCGGTGCCGTTCCTTCGTTTTCTGCCGTTGCATTGGCATCGTACATTTCGGCTGCGTTACCAATAACAGTTGTGGCAGCCAATATACCTGCAACCAATTTTACTTTTGGCGGTACGTACGGCGTCATAGCTATATATCCAGCCGGCTTACCAATTGCGGTATCGTATGCCTCTACTCTTGCTTTGTTTAGACCAGGCGTTTCATGTCCTTCTATAAAGTCGCCGTTATCATCAAAGACCGAAAAATTATCTCCATTAGCTTCAAGGGCATTAGCAGCACTTTGTGAATACTCCCTACTTAGATTATTTGCTTTATTTACTACATCATCTTTCCAATTTGATAATGTATTCATTACATTATCATTAATTTCTTTGCCTGTTTTATCAATCCATTCAATATTGTTTTTAACGCCATTAGCAACATATTCGGCATTATTTTTAACACTATCCCATAATGTAGGCTTGGGCGCGTTGCCTACATCATCACCGTATTCTGTTGTTATATCTTCAAAGGCGTTGCCGTTTCCAGCTGCCTTGCCATATTGGCTTGTAATATCATCAAACGCACCCATAGTATACCCCTTAATAAGATTTTAACCACGATTTATAATTGCCGTATCCGGCCGCATCAAGTTCCGCCGCTATCTGATCATCGCTCCAGCCTTGCGCTGATAGTTCGTTCATTCGCTTGGATACTGCTGCTTGTTCTTCGCTTGAATATGTCGGTTGCCGTTTAACCGTTGGCGTTCCAGCACCACCGCCACCAGTAGGCCCACCGCTTAATGCGCTTTGTAATTGCCCATAATAAGGACTTTCTGTTTCTGCCTTATCTGGGTTAGCTTTTACCCATGCAGTATGCTGCGCGGATAAAGTTCTTAACACTTGCGCATTGTAACCGCTTGTACCTGTTTGTGTAGCCGTTGCCGGTTTAATATGTGTACCTACATATTTCATGCTGCCGTCTGTGCCAACAATATACGTTTTGCCGTCAGGTAAAACTTTAATGTTCTTAGCCCCGAAATTACCGATATTTTTCATTTGGCCGTCTGGCGTCATTACGATAACTTGGCCATTCGCAAATTGTTTTGTTTCAACCTTGCCATAACCGCCCATATCTTGAATAGTACCGTCGCCCATGTTGTAGCGTACAATATGGCCGTTTTGTGCGCTGCTAAATTTATAATCTGGTTTATCAAGCGCTGCAATGCTATTCAAGTTATTCATATCAATAGTGCCAGCGCCTACTTTACTTGCTAGATAATTATATCTTGCAACGGCTGGCGCTAACCCTTTAACCCGTTTTGTGTTATAGGTATCTACAACCGGGTTGCCGTCTTTATCTTGCGTAAATACAAGATTATTCATGATTTGTTGGCGCATAGGTTCAAGAACTTTTTCTTGATATTCGTTGACCTGTTGCGCATACATAGTGTTTACATTAGTTTGATATTGATCACTCGCAAGGCTTTGGGCTGTCTTGAAATCAAAACCCGCTTTGACTAGGGCCAACGTATTGGCCCCCAGTCTTTTGCGTGCTTCGCTTGTTACACTTGCTTTATCTGGTATAGAGTATTGGCCCGGCGCTTTATCCTCATTGGTATTACCATCGCTTACCAAATTGGGCGCTTGGTAAAAAAAATTAGTACCCCGTTGTTGTACCATGTCTTGGTACGTTTGAGGTACGCCAATACCAGTATTGTTTAGATTTTGGAAATTCCATAAGCCGGTACTTTGTTGTGGTTGCGTTGCCACCGCCGGCGCATCTGTATTCGCTTGTACAGGCGCTGCCGGTTGTGGTGTTTGTGCCACTTGCCCAGGTTGTGTAGGTTGTCCCCATAACCCGTTATGTTGCGCCACCATTTGAGCGCCTACGGAATTATTCCGCATTGCATCATTTACATATTGCGCGGAGTTGAATTGTGTCGGTTGCATCTGCATTGCATTTCTATTTTGGTTATCAATTACTTGTAACTGGTCTTGCCCTTGTTGAGCATCACCATTTAACATGCTTTGATACCCTTTAGCCATTTTATTGTTTTGTAACGCGCCTAGGCGATGTGATGCATATTGTCCAGCTAGTTCGCCAACGGCTGCCCATGGTTCAAAGTCTTGTAAATAAATAACTCCCATTGTGTTATTCCTCTACTTTCTCAGTATTTTTCTTACTGCCTTTTTTGCTTGTTTTTTTACCAGCACCTTCAGTACTATTCAATTTTGCTTTAATGGCTTGCAGTTCATCTTCATTGATACCTTCTGCCATAATGCCGTTGGCATAGAATAGATTATCACCAGTACATTGCAATTCGTAAACCTGTTCAGTTTTTCCGGTTGGTTCGCATTGCGTTACAGGTTGATATCCATGCACGGTCATAATTGGCTCACCAATTACGAGGCTTTCAACTACTTTCAAGCCTTCCGGAGTTAATACCTTTTCACTTGCCGTAGTTGGTACTGTGCAATCTTCAGTAGATAACAGATATGTTTCATGCTCGCCCATATCATGCATTTCAATTACATCGTTTACCGCGTCAAGTGAAATAACGGCATCACCCGCTTTAAATGTTTCAATTGCTTTCGCACCTTCCGGTGTTGCAATTTCTGTACCTGCTACAAAGCAAAAACCTTTCATAAACCCTCCAAAGAAACCACCACTACCTTGGCGTACTGTTGTTTGTGCTGGGCTAGCTAACCCATATCGTAACGTCATGTAGCGGTTCAATAAATCTTCCTGATCTGCATTGTTAAGTTGTGCCATAGAATAGTAATCTTTCGCCGGTTGAATTGCCGCTTCTTGTGTAGTTGCTCCCGTGTTAATTGGGTTTTGTGCTAACCCTTCACGTTGGCCTACCAACCCAGCTGCGGTGCCGACGTTGTTCATCTGATTTGCGTACCCTTGATTTAACAAGTTCGCTTGATTGATGATGCCGTTTTGTTGGTTATTATATGTATTTCCCCATAATCCTAATTTAGCACCGATACCACTCAGATTATTGTTAAATGCTTGTGTGTTTAGGTTCGCCGCTTGGTTTAGGTCTTGGGCATATTGTACAGCTAATGTGTTAGATGCATTTTTACTGATATTATTTAGCGCACTATCAGCCTGTGAAGAATTGATAATACCACGGCTTGCAAGTCCAGATACTGCACTACCTAATGTGCTTTCTAAATCATTGTTTAGTGCCTTTTGGCGTGCTTCTTGGTATGCAGTAGGTAATTGGCCCAATGTAATAGCGTTCATAGCATTTTGATTTTGCAATAATGCGCCACTATACTCATTAGCCAATTGGCTGGCCGTATTGTTCATATTATCAACGCTTGCCCCTAACTGATTAGCGTATTTTGTGTTGTCGGTTAAGTTCTGCGCGCCAGCGCTTGAAATCTGATTTTGTAATGCACCAATCGCATTTTGATTGTTCTGATTAGTACCTAAATACTGATTGAACATATCTTTATATGCTGGTGTAATCACATTCCCTAACGCCGCATCACCCATGCCTTGCAACGTATTAGCACTTTGGTTAGTTCCATTTATCCACCCCATCTGCCGTTTTAGCAATTCTTTTTCTTCAGCACTGGCCGGAGGTAGTTTTGCATCAATGCTACTTACCTTTGATTTCTTGCCACCACCAAATAATTGCAAGTCAAATATAAACATGCTTTTCCTTTCTACAAAGTTGCTTCAAGGTGTTTTCTAACAGTCTTTAGCACTTTATAATTGAACCCATTATATACATAGTCCATAGTTGGAACGCGTTCCATTTTCCACTTCTTAATGAATCCTTTAATGTTGCGATGTGTAGCCGTTACGATAATGTCTAAATCGTTTAACTTCATCACATCAACAATGTATTTTCCGATTACTTTCATATCACCATATGTTTGCCAGATTGTAAAATATCTTACGCCTTCATATTCATTGATAGTCCAGAATAAGAACCCCGCATTAGGGAAGTACTTGAAATAATAGTTGTATTTGTCTTTGTAGTTATTATTTTCATCGAAATAGTACCCGCTTAGGTCTACACGTTCGCCCGTTCTATGTTCATAGTCCTTTATCATGTTTTCAAGGCTATCCGTTTTCATTAGTCCACCCGCTTCCACATGTATACAGATAAGTACGGCTGCATAATATTATGCGCTCGCCCGTCACCTTCACTGTTAATAATATGCGAATGATTTTCACTACTATTAATTTTGATATCATGCGTATGGTTCCCAGCATTGCTTGTTACCACTGCTCCATTATTAATAAATTTCCCAAATTTAGTAACAGCAGTGGCAATTGCATCTGCGCGGGTAGAACCGCCACCATTCCACATCATCTCACAAGCATGCGTATGCAAACCAGCTTCGTTTGCAACGCCAGAATGAGTATGCTCACCGCCATCACTGGTAGTCCCGCCGTGTTTATGACTAGGCATTTCTTGTACTGTTAATGTATGTGTTTCAGCACCACCAGTACTACCAGCACTATATTTATCGCCTTGTGATAATAGAACCCTACCTTGTTCGATATATTCCCACGTACCAAACCCAAACAGATCATGCGGATTGGTCTCCGCGGTACTGCAATATATCGCACCTACTGGATAGGCTTTTGATAATACGCTATCAATCTTTGGTTTTAAATCTTCAATATCTTTCTTCACCGCTGCAAATAAATCATTGATACTTTTTGCCAGATGCTTACTTTCTATTTGCTCATCGGCAATATTAGCACCCTTTATTTCTTTATCCCCGATTTTCTCGCTAGTGATAGATTTATCCGCCATTACATCGCCGCTAAACCCCGGACGGTAGTATTTGATGCTTTTAACCGATGTACTATCTGTTACTACAATGGCTACAATAATGCGTTGTACTGATTTCCATTGAACGCCATTATACAAATACATCTTATCAGCGATTGTGTTGTAATACATTTTATCTATTTCGGCTTTAGGTGTATTAGGTTGGCGTAGTGGCTCGACTGTTGTGCTGCCATAACTTAACGCCCCCGTTGCGGAACGCTCAACATACAAATATGATGTTGAACGCGCAGGCAAACTCCATGCGCTCACTTTCGTGGTTTCACTCGCCATATAATCAACGCTACCGTTATCATCGAACCCGTTGGCAAATGCCAATAGAACAGGTGTTTGACTGCCGTCAATTATTACGCTTAGATTATCGCCAATCAGAAACGAATATTCACCATTTCCGACCTTCCCACTCAACACTCTATTTCGTAGTACACCGCCGCCACTATTGCCACCGCCACCAGCTTTTAAGTCGATACCTTTGGCAATATTTAGCATTTCATCACGATTTTTACGGATACTATCTTGTACCGTATCCCCTTGTGGTGTGATATCTAAAGGGTACTTTTCTTTATATGCCATATTTTATACTTCCTCATATGTGTAATCTAACTGTCTTAACGATATAGCACCTTTTTTTACAAAGATTTTAAACTGTACGTTGCGATTTGCACCGCCACCAATTTTATGCTCTTTTGTGTATTCGTTAGTATTCATTTTTATGTTAGCCGTTGCCGTTTTTATGGTTGCATAAAAGGTTTTTATCGTTTTACTAGCAAAAGATATAGGCTTAGGCTTTTTGTTTGAAATACTTATTGTGCCGTATCCGTCAATGATGTTATGAGTAATAAAATTATAGTTCATTATCAAAATAAATTGACTGTTTGCAAGCCTGTTACCGCTTACGATAGATGTTTCAATCTGTATGCCATCATCAGTATCAATGCTTTCATCAAGTATCCCAATTTTATTGCCATACGCTATATACACATCTTTTTCTATACTGACAATAGAATGTATATCGTGTGTAAATCTACGTGCCGTGAATACTCCTCGGCCGTCATTATAGCGTGGTAAATAGTGATAGATAAACACACCAACACCATTATATGGCTTTATCCATAATTGCTTACGATTAGGAACGTGCCACATTTCACAATCTTTTGTGATGTACTTCAATAGGTAGGAATTGATATTAAGCCCAGTTTCAAACGGTTGTATTTCTGCATACGTATTAGTAGGCATGAATGACATAAACCCTTGTTCCCCTAGATAGTATGATCTATCATCGATACTCAAAGTTGAACCGCTACAATATCCAGTAGAGGATAGCGGGTATACAGTCAAATTATTATCATCTGGTGTGCCAACTACTTGATATACACGCCCATATTCTTTGTATACGATAATCGCACGAGTTAAGAAGTCAACGGCAATAATACTGCCTTGGTCTTTATAGCCTACATCAACATATTGGCTGCTTGATACATCGTTGCTATTATGTGCCCATGATTGATAATCACCAACCGCCGACCAATTCAACCTATGCGAATATATAGAAGCTATTAATACACGCCCAGAATGACTTGATACCACATCACATTGAGGGCTTTCAACGGTTATCAATTTACCAGAACCGCTTATGGCTTGTAATTTATCACCGCTTGCGATAAGAATATCCCCGCCAAAGGCATGGTATTTCGGCTTTTGTATACCACTTAATGTGCCTAGTAATTTATGCGTGCTGAAATCAGTTTCATACAAACTATTACCAGATGAGAAATACCACCGTTTACGATACACATCATAATATAGCGTTTCTATCTTGTCGGTAAATTCATATAATATCCTAACCCCAGGAACAGTACGCAATGCATTGTCTGTACTGTCAAATTCGCATTGTAATGCTTGTGTTAAGGCTTGTACATCTATATTTTCGGGCGGATTTGACCAGTCAAGGCCCAACCGGAAACCGTTTGTTGTTGCTACCTGTTTAACGCCCATTATGTAATACCCCTTGCCACTTTAATTTGTTCCGTGATGTAGTCAATAAAGGTCTTATCATAGGCAGCATAATCAGTCATAAGGGATTTTTTCTTCACCATGAAAGATATAAGCTGCACTAGATACTGATGAAAGAATTCTGAAAACGGTATTTGATCGTCCAATCCGTCAACGTGATTTTTGCGTATGCTATAAAATACGCCTTTTACTATTTCCCCGTCATAGGTTTCAAACGTTCCGTTAATGATGCGGATAGGGTAACCACTCTTTGGAACGAACCCCATAAAATCGGACGGTACGGCTTTTAAGTTTGGTATATCCGTATTCTTAACTACTTCGCGGTCTTTGATGCTAACCAATATAGTAGTTAGCCAATCAATAGCGGCGTTAATGTACTGGATATATTCTAATTGTTCATCTAGTATTTCGTTACTTTCAACATTAACCAGAGTAATCAGTTCTTTTACAACCATAATCCCAATACCCTTCCGCTATAATGCAATCATTATCACCTAATCCGCTGTTAATTGTTTGTAATGCGTTTACCATATTGGCAGTAATGCCGGTTATATCCATATTCATTACACGATACACGATATAGTCAACTAACAATGTTTCTAGTTCGGCCGGTAGTCCGCTTTCATCATCTAGCGTTTTATATCCAGCTGTCTTTATATAATCAACGGTGATTTTCTGCTCATGATCCGCATCAAATACAACCGTTTGTAAATTCAATACGTGATACCCTTGCACTTCCGCATCATCTGCTTGTACCTTTAACACTCCGATACATTGAAACGGCAATACAATTCGCCCCGTTCCGTTATCTTCATGTGTGGCAGTTGCAAGGCTAGGGCAATATTGGCTAATTAAAGCGTTCAATAGGTGATTGCCTTCGTTGTAATACTCCAATAACTGGTATGGTGTATACGTTTCTTGCGATGTATCGCCTATTTGCATGAACGCCCTATTTACTATTTGTTTTACGTTCATATTCACCCCATATAAGAATAAAGGCGGGTATCCCCCCGCCTATACCTATAAATTAGCGTTCAACAACGCCGCCAGTCATAACTTGAATTACGCCGTAGTCTTTGCTATTGAATTTAGTTTTTTCAACTGCACCATAGAACGCAATACCGTTGCCAGCAATGTTGCCGTAATCGTCTGTTTGTTCAATGTGTTTCGCTGGTCTAGCTACTGCGAAACATGCTGCTTGTTTACCTAACAACAAATTATGACATACATTCGCACTAGATGCGCCTGTAGTATCAGATAATACGCGTTCGTATTCGTAAAGAATTACACCGTCATATTCGCCTAATGCACCTGTGAAAATAGGGTTTTTAGAACCGCGAACATTTGCGTTTTGTTGTGCTGCAAGCCATTTTTCATCGTCTTTTAAATCACGAGCCGCCCATGGGGATACAAGCATAATATACTTGTCCATGCCGTCAACCTTAATTGGTTGTACTTTAGGGCCGTGCATCATCGCTTTTCGTTTCGCACGGGAAATAATAGTTGTAGTCAATTTATCGTTTGCCGTAATGCTTGCTAGTGTATTAGCTGTGCTTGCATATAATACTTCGCCACTAGTAGGTGTTGCGGAAAGTTTAGAGATTAATTTATCGTCTAACCAATCAGATAACCATTGTTTCAATGCGCTTTTGATTTCTTTCAACATATCATATTGTGTTTTTTGGTCGTCCGCTTCAAAGCGGGAAACCGCATTACGCACTAATTGAGTGTTTACTGTGAAATCATAAATGTTCAAGCTATCTTCTGCGCCAGATAATTTAGCGCGGTTACCTTCAACGCCGGAACCTGTTAAGTTCATCATCAAGCCGAATACTACGCTATCACCTTTTACATTTTCTAAATCTTTGTTCTTATGTACAACATTGGAACCGTCCAACGCCGTAAATTTATCAAAATAGCTTTCTTTCAAGCCTTCGTGCCATACTTTTTTGGCCCATACTTTAGGAACTAAGGCCGCTGGAATATTAACTTGATTTCTTTGTTCTGCCATGTTTTACCTCTTATAATTCGTCAAAATATTTGCGTACATCGTCCGGCAATGCATCAAGATTGCCTGTTTGATACGCTTTTAAAATATCTTCTTCCGTTACTTTGTTAGGTGTAGGAACGCCACCATTTAACGCGCCAGCTTTTGGCAACGTAGCCGCAACTTGTAAAGGGTTGTTAGGTACTTCGGTACTTGTTGCCCGTTCATTTTGCAATTCTGTTACAAATTTTCTAATGGTTTCAAAATCGGCCTGTGTACCTTCGCCAATATCAACACGATAAAAAGCATCGTTAATCGGTTGTGCATCGCGCATCGTCATTCCGTTTAACTTTTCTAAACCGCGTTGATACAATTCCCCAAAGTTCGGTAATGATTTAATTTCATTTACGAAATTAATATTAGTTTGTCTTTGTTGATGTATCGCCATTTGTTGGTTAGTAATTGTATATTCCGCATTGGCCTCAAAACGAATGAAATCGTTATATTTCTGTACATCTTCAAACATAAGACTTTCTAAATCTTCCGCCGTGATGTTAAAGCGTTTCAATGCTTCCCGGCGTACAAAGTCGCGAATATTTGATACTTCTTCGTCTGGCAATGTAATTGGCCGTTGTTGTGCTTCGTACTGTCTAGCACGTTCTTCCGCTGCTTTACGTCTTGCGCGTTCCTGTGCAAGTGCTGCCTTTAAGTTCTGATCGTTCGCATGCGTTTCTTCCGTACCTTCGTTAGTGTTCGGCGCTTCCGGTTCTACTTCCGCATCATTCGCATCACTTTCCGCCGCATCATCTGTAGAGGGTTCATCTGGTGCAGTTTCCTGTGTATCCGTTTCTTCGGTTGTTTCTTCCAGTTCAACGCCCGCGTTTTCCAAATCTTCCGGTGTGAAACCAGCTTCTTCGATGTTTACTAAATCTTTTTCCATATCAAATACCCCTTATTGCCTTTTAACGTCATTGCCGGACGAATATAAGAATATGGCAGTTTAACGCCGTTGCCGGGCGATAATGTATAAGCAAGCCTTTTAACGCCATTACTTAGGGCGAAAGAAATATAAAAAACGCCCCATTACGGAGCGTTTGTTATTGTGTTGATAGGTTTATATTACATAGTGCCTAAATCGTTCGTAGGCGGCAAAATTGGCGGTGCATTTTGAATGTTCTGTTGCTTACCTTTCAAAGCTAACCGTTCCGCCATAATTTGTTGCGGTGAAATCTGTACGCCTAGCGTTTGCAAGTACATACTTAGCGCTTCCGCCGGCATATCATCTAGGCTACCGCTAACACGCAATTCTGGCATAGCTGGCTTTTCTGCTGCTTGCTGAATACGCTTCTTGACGGCTTCTTTTTCTGGGAAGTCCATAAAGTCGAGGATAATATCCATAGGAATATCAACGCCGGATTTCTTAGCTTCCAATAATTGATATAGGTTAGCCTTACGAGCCGTTGCGCTTGCTTGGCTAGTGCTGATTACTATATCAAAATCAAAACAACTCAAATCATACAATACTTGTTTGATTGGATTACCTTCTTCATCTACTTTAGGTTGTCCAAACGGATCCGTGACGACTTGTTCTTGCATCGGCTGACCTAGTTCAGGTTGAATTTGTACAAATTCTTTTTTGCCGTCGTCGCCTAAAATCCGCATTGCCTTTTCTTGATTGTAGAATTGAGGAATTAAACCCGGAGCGTTCTTTTCACCCCATAACAATTTAACAATCTGTAATTCCGCTTCTTTTGATTGCGCGAATATATCCGCCGTTTGTACGGTTGTTACAGATTGCCGCAAATCAATCGCCTTACCACTCATAGAACCAATGCTACCGGAAAGACTTTCCGGAGTTATACCGCTGATTGAATAAAAGTCGTTATCCGCTTGTTGTTCTAAGGTTAAACTAATAGCGCTATCCATTGACGGCGTACCGTCTTGGAATGTAACACCCGGTTTCAAAAATATATTTGCTCCCGGTGTTGTGCTTTTCTTTTCAATCGTTTTCTTATCGTGTTCATCTATTTGGCCTTGCCAGAATTTCACACCTAAAGACTGCTGATTAACAACGTGCATACGTTGACTTCGGTTTTTATTTTTTTCACGTTGCGCATCTTTAAGGTCGCGAACTACGCCGGCCGGTTCTAGTTCATCGTCTACCAATTCGCCTGTGTAATAGCAATATTCACGCACTAATGGGAATTTACCATGCTTATAGGGGCTTTCACCTTCTTCTAGTAGTACGTTATCGGCAAATGTCGCATATCTAATTTTAGTATCTGGTATGCTAGTAGGTTTCTTACCCATAGCCATTAACACAACGAATAGCGGGTTGCTTTCATCAATCAACCCCTCTTTAGTCATGAATACATTCCGTTTGCCGTATTCCTTATACCAATATTGGACTACACGAATTTTTTTATACTTTTCGTTATACCATAGCGACTCACCGTTAATAGTTTCAACCGTTCCGGCTTCTAGTTCTGTATCGTCATATTTATGACTCAACAAATCAATCTCATTAGCTTTATCCGGATATACCTGTTTTAGCTTTCTAGTGCTTTCCCAGCTATACCGGCCAACGAATTGAGCATCGCTTAGGTTTTCTTCTGTGCTTTCTGGATCTACGAATACATCAAACGGAGAAACGCGGTCGATTTTAATGGCGCCGTCTAACTTAGTGTAGTCAAATTCATAACTAACCCAGTAATTGGCTAAGCCACAAATAATCTTATCGCGAAAACATTTGCCTTTATTGCGTTGATAGTGCGCGCGGTCTAAGCAGTATTTTGTGATGCCTTTCGCAACACGGCTGATTCTATCATCTTCTTCGCTACGTGGTAAAAAGTCCGGTTCTGTTTCGTTCTGTGATGCATAACCACACAACAGATTAACAGTTGCCCGTATTCTATTAATTGTGATTACAGGACGGCCAGCTTCACGCATCTTTTTTAAATCAGCATCTTCCCATTGCTTGCCTTGCATAAATGCATAATCTTCGACAGCACTTCGCCGCCAGTTTGACGTAGCACTCAATGCGCTTTTTACGTTCGCCTTTGCTTCGTATATATCGAATGTTTGTTCTATATTCATTACTCCACCATTTCAGAACCATATATCATATCGTACATTTGTTCTATTTGCCATTGCGGCATAGCTTGCGCAAATTCCGCTAGTTCCTCATCTGTATATTTCGCCGGAATAATAACGCCCTTTTCTTCACGTTCGCCGTATTCCGACTTTAACACCTTATAGGCGTAATCACGCAACGCCTTTTCACTCATACGCCCCATGCAGTAACTTCCCCTTCTGTTTCATCATCATATCTATAACCGTCATTAAATGGTTTCTCCGGTTTCTTAGGTGTGATAGGTCTACTCATGCAAAAATATCTAAACTCATCATATGCATGATCTTCTTGCGTTGTATCAACATCTTCCGGCTTGCTTTCGTCATACACCAATTCTGGTAACGTTCTTAAAATATGTTTGCATGTAGAAAAGAATTTAATCTTCTTCTCCCTTAGATAGGTATGAACCATCATCTTACCCGGAATGCGTTCAGAATTAGACTTTATGAAGTTAATTCCATGACGTGCAAATATTTCAGCAATAGACTCACCTTGAACGCTCCACTTCATACGGTCATCTTTCTGCCATATCGCTCTATCAGCTATATCATAAGCATATGTTTCACCCTCGCTTAATCTAGCCATTTCGGCAGCCACTTCATCGGGTGTTAGTTTCAAGCCTACATCTGGCTCACCTGTGCAACCGTAATATTCACGATAACAATGCGCAACACCTTCATAATCAATAGCGTACCAATGAATGCTAAAAGGTTTACTAAAACCCCAGTCCATAGAACGAACCCGTATCCAACCTTTAGGAATTTCAAAAGGTTCTTCTACATGTATATTTCTGTTAAATTCCGTAAATACTTGCCCTATGAACACGTCCCAATCGCCATACAAAAACGCTTTCTTTTCTTGTTCCGGCAAGGCTTCTAAACGTTTGACATAGCTCGGATCGTTCGCCATAAGAACATAGTTATCGTAAACTTGCGCCGGTATAAACACCTTTTCAAGTCCAGTAGTTTCATCAATAACAGGATTTTCTCCATAATTAGTGGCTTCTACATATTTACGTTTTACCCAGCCATGCCCACGACCTCCGGGGTTACAACTCCCACGGAAACGAACAGGAAAACCTTTTGCACTACGCAAGCAAGCCGTTAATAACTCCGCCGTTCGTTCTGTATGCTTTGTTAGTTCATCAATACCTAGATAATCAAATTCTTGGCCTTGATAGCTTTCAGCATCTTTATCGTTTTTCACGTATCTAAACAATACCTGACTACCATTTTTTAAGGTGGCTATGTGCTTTTGGTCTGAATACTTGTATAATTCAGCTGGCACACTTCTAATCCATTCCCTAATCACATTGGCTTCTAAATTTGGGTATGTTTCACGAAATATATAACAATGACTACCCGGATACGTTAAGGCATAAATAAACACGTCCATAATCAATGATTTTGTTTTACCGCCACCACGAGCGCCGCCATATACCGCATAGGGTGCTTTTGTGTTGTGAAATATATTTTGTTTTTCATTAGGTTTATAGTCAATTGTTATTTCCATATTTGATAGATTTATACAAAAATGAGATATATCGCCGTGGATATACCTCATTTAATGATAGATTTATGCAGTTACCTATTATTCTTTATTCATATTACTAAATATAACCTTAATCGGTTCACCGTCCGCCCCGCTAACTTCTTGCTTATCAGTAAACATCTTATAACGCTTACCAAGCAATTCAGCCGCTTTTAGCCTATCATTCAACGCCGGATCTAAACCAAACTGATCTGGAATATCACCACGCATCGTACTAGATAAAAACTGCATTACCTCGTTAGTATCGGCAATGCTACTTTCTTTCATTTCTGCTAGTCGCTCATCAATATACTGTCTGACTTCAACTTTTTTCAACAGTCGATTACCAGCCGAATACGCCGTTCGTTCACTATAACCAGCCTTTATTGCTGATTGCGTGGCATTCGTAGTCTTTAGCCATTCTTCTGCAAACTTTAACTCCTTAGGCTTTAATTTAATATCACTCACTACGTTCACCACCTTTCAACACATTAACTAAATATATTAACAGCTCATGTGGCTTTAATGTATCGTATTCAGCAACTTTCTTAAATAGTTGCCCTTCTTTAAACGGGTTTCGTTTATACTTCTCTGGAAATGCTTCTGCATATTCCGATTCACTATACATGCGACTCACGATAAATACTTTAAATGGCTTATCCCACTTGCTCCATGATTGGCGAGTATCAATAACATACCTTAAACCTTTATTGATTTGTAAAGCCGTAATTACTTTTTTTATTTTAGGCGTGTAGTTCATTGATATTCACCCCCCCTATCGTAGTATGTTGTTATCTTTTGCTTTCATGCGCCCATGTGATCGCGCGCATATACCGGCTACTTGCTTGGCTGCGTGTTTGCTAGTGCAATATGTTTGGCATAATCCATCATAGTATATTTCTTTGGCCGTGCATTGGCCTTTCTTATTGTTAAGGCATTTTGACTTTGTACATATGATATTCACTAGCTTTTCACCACCTTTACAAACTTTTTTGAAAAAATTTTAATTTCCCTATTGACTACTTGCGAAAACGCAAGTATAATAAAGCCATAAGATACATCGAAAAACGCAATTAAGTGAAAAGGAGAAATTAAAATGCTAACACTTAAAGACTTAAACACAACTCAAACATGGAACTTCGAAAGCAAAACAGATGCTTCCGATTTCATTAGTACAATGAGTTTCAGTTTTGAATGGCAACTAATCGACAATAACACAAACAAAGTTATTGCTTGCCACTACTACGAATAACAAATAAAGGCGGTAGATAACCACTACCGCCAACTATTTAAACCAAAGGAGAATACAACAATGCAAATGACTATTCAAGAAATTAAAAACGCGATCAGATACAACGAACTAAACAACATCGAAACATTACAAGCCGCATATACTGGCGTTAAATACAATAATGACGGCATAATTCAAACACTAGGTTATGACGATTTAAGCAACATTGTTATGATGCTTCGTTATATAGCTGAAAAATGTGAGT